CTACTTTACAATCTTCAAGCCGGGCGCCTTTCTCCTTTTTGCCTCGCCAGCGGCGACCTTATCCATGGCATTGATTGCTAGATGCACTTGCCGCGCCTTGCGCGAATATAGCTCTGCCTGCGATGGGCTGTTATGGCCGAGAACGTCCATCATTTCGCGCGTTGATGCTCCAGTTTCCGCCATTCTCATGCCGAGGGCTTTTCTCAGGCCATGGCACGAAAGGGCGAGGTCGCCAGCAAGCCGTCCGGCGGGCAAGCCAGCAGCGCGCACCCATTGAATCATCCGGCCCGATAGAGTGCGAGGGCTGTAACCCCGCTTCCAAGATGAAATCAATACAAAGTCAGTGTCGCGCGAAAGCGGCGCGAGTTCGTGCGCTAGTTCTGGTGTGATTGGCAGGAAAACCGTCTGCCCTTTTTTCTTTTTCCGGCCCTTGAAAGGCAGGATTTCGAAGCCCTCGACGGTGCGCTCTTCCCCGTTGATTATCATGCGTTTTGTCGTCAGATGATCCCATCGCAGGCGAGCGATATCCGAGGCGCGCAGGCCAAGCCAGACCCCCAAAGCGAAGGCAACGCGAGGCGTGCTGCCGAGGGGATAGAACTGTTCGAACTGATCACATTGCTCGGGCGTCCAAGTCGCGTGGCCGTCTGTGTCGTGCCGATAGTGCTTCATCATCTTGTAGGTGGGGTCAGCTGTTATCCACTCGTTTTCGATGCCGATCATGATCAGTTTCGAAATGCAGATCAGCATGATTTTCTGCATGGTCGGTGTGTCTTTGTGGAACTGCAGCCATTGCTTAACGTGCGTGCGCTTGACCTCTGCAAGGGGGCCGTCGCCGATGATTTCACTGCCCGCCTTGCGCGTCAGCAGCGTCTCGATCAGGCGCCCGTAGCGGTCGCGCGTCGAGAAGTCGAGTTTCAGCCATGCGCCTGACTCTTTCAGCAGTTTGTAAGCATGCTTGATACTTCGCGGGCGGACGCCGCCGGCCAGCAAAATCACGTTGGTCTTTGCGGGGCGCCCGCCGACAATCGCCTCATAGGCGGCGTCGAATTCGGCTGAGTGGGGCTCGCCGGGAATAACGGTGTCCTTGTGACCGGCCTTTCGGAACCGCCAGCGAATTTTGCCGTGGCGATCTGTGAAGGATGAAACATGGGGATAATCGGGATGCTTAGGCATCGTCGCGCCCTCCAAGCGGCCACGGCCTCGATATCGCTTGCATGGCAAGCAAAAGCGTTTTCGGCTAGCGGAAGCCGCGCCCCTGCTCGATCCCCTGTAGGGTGCGGGTGGGGAGCCCGAGCAGGCGGGCGGCGGTGTCGGCGGAAAGCCTCTTTCCGCGCCATTCCTTGACGGCGCTGGCTAGGGCTTCTGGAGTCATCTGGTCTTGCATCTTGCGGTTCCTTTCCCCCTGATTGGGAACCGCACTATGCGCATAGCGCGCAAAAGGTTTCAACGCAGGGTGCGCACTCTCCTATGAAAAAGCGCGATCAAAATAATTGCCGCGCTCTTGATGAGGCAATTCGCTGAAAGCGATATCCAATTCCACGCGATCCCATACCCGCCGGCCATCGATCGCGCGGGCTTTCGGCATCCGGCGGTCCCTTACCATCTCGTCAAACTTTGTCAGGCCCACGCCGATATAGCGCGCGGCCTCTTCCCGGCTTAGGCCGCGCGGCGGGTAATAGATCGTGTCGGATTTCGGGGCGGTCATAGCGGCAATCTCGTCTGCAATTCCTCCTCATCGGCCCACCGCGAATAGTCGTCCGCGATTGCCTGCATAACCTCGATTTCATGCTCGGCGGATTGCTGCCGCATGCGGCCCTCGGCGACGAGCCGGGAATAGACCCACCGCCGCTGCTTGACCTCGCGGGCGGCGCAATTTGCTTTTTCGCGGTAGCTGATCATTGGCGTGTCATCTCCCTATCCGGGTGCCCTTCCGGGCCGAAAAGCATCATCTCGTTGACGTGGATCAGATCGCCGACGTTCTTGATAAGGGCGTCGAGCATCTTCTTGCGCATGCCCGGCGACCAGCCGGCAATGAAAGTGGCGACCAGATCGGCAAGCACGACGCTCTGGACCTCCGGCGGGTGGCCGGCCAAGTGCGGCTTAATCGCGTCAACGACCAGATTGACCTGATCGCAGATTTTCTTGGTTTCTTCCTTCGTGACGACCATTGCCGTTCTCCTTTGGCTTGGCGGCCAGCGCGTGAAGATAGCAGGTCGCCTCCGGGCCTTTGATCTCGCCTCTGATAAGCTGTTCTGCCGTTCGGCAGCACGCCTCAACAAAGGGGATATCGTCGGGCAATTGTTGCACCCACGCCGCCTTGACGGTCGGGGCGAGGTTTTCGAGCTTCCACTGCGCCGAGGTTTCCGCATCGGTCGCGAATTGCAGAAACTTCGCAAGGCATTCGTCCCGATGCGGGGTGGCAGCGGCGGCGGGGTTGCCTTCGGGATTGGGGGATTCGCCACCGCCGCCGCTGCCTGCGTCGGGCTCGCTGGAGGATGAGGCCGGCGGTTCATCGTCGCCGGGATCGGGCGACTCTTTGGAAAGCGTCTCGGGATCGATGCCAGTCACGCGCTGCAAATACAGCATGGCGTCTTCGTAGAATTCCTCAAATTCTGGCTCGGTCAGATCGTTCAGGCTGCGCGGGTACATGATCCGCACCGTGCCGGCGGTGCCGCCGTCGTCCATCAGCCCGAACGTCCGCTTTATCGCGTTCGCGGCGTCTTTGACAGTGCGCCAGGGCGTTTCGCAGTTCTTGATGACGAGCCCGAGGATCGCCCAAAACTGGCGCCGCTTCTTGCTTTGCGGATCGGTGATCGGCTGGACGAACATCGTCGTGCCATGCCGGTAGGACTCGAGCCTCTCGGCGGAAAAGGCATCGGCCGGCGCCAGCTTGCCGGGTTCGACGGTCATGCGGAGCGGGGGGATATCGTCCTTCATTGCTCTATTCTCATTAATCGCCGTGAGAACCGAGAATAGGTCGCGCCCATCCTCTGGTAGATCAGGCGGTCGGCGTCGCGATCGCTTTCCAGCGCCTTTTCATAATTGAGGGCGGCGAGGCGCTGGTATTGCTCGGCACGCCATAATTGCTCCTCGTCCTTCGTCATGCCGGCACCCGATCGGCCAGCAGGGCGTCAAAGCGTTTCCGCATGCGCTTGAGTTCCGACATCGCCCCGCGCCCGTCGCGCTTGGCGACCTCCTCCAGATGGGGAATGCCCGAGGCGATGGACGCCTCGATTTCGGCGCGGGTCGCGGCGCGTCCGCGTGCATAGAATTCGAGCCCTTCCGGCTCGCCGACGAAGAACAGGACGCCGTTTGAAACCTGCATCAGGCTATAGAAGCGCGTCACCCAAATCGCGGTCACGCCGGGATTGCGCTCGATCATGATCCCGGCGACCTCGCGGGCCTCGGGCAGATCGCGCTCGCGGCGCCGGGCGTCGGGATTGGAAAGAAAGGGGCATGCCTTGGCGGCAAAGACCGCGCATTCGTAATGCGACGGCGGCTCGGCCGATACCCGGTTTATGCAGCACATCGGGCCGAGGGCGAACGCCTTGCGGGTGCCAATGACACCGCCGCAAATCCAGCAAAGGTTCTTCCTGACGCATGCGGCCATGTGGTCGTGGCTGACGAGGCGAAAATCCGGCTCGCCTTTCTTGTCCACGGCGCCGACAAACTTCGGGATGGGGAAGCCACGCTTGTCGCGAGGCAACCGGGCGATGCGGGAGGGCATATCCTTGAATTCGCGCCGGGTCATTTCAGCACCTCCCTTGCGCGGGCGAGGGCGGCGCCGAACGTCCATGGCTTGGGCTGCGCTACTTGGTTCCAGCCGGGCGGCAAATCGCGCGCGTCCAGCCCATAGCGGCGCAGATGCGCCCGCTCGGAGTCGACGAAAGCATGGGGGAAGCCCCGGCAGCGGAGATATTGCGCCAGCAAGCACTCGCGGCAGCTGATGTAATCATAATATTGCTCCGGGTCCTGCGCGGCCAACCAATCGATCAGGGCCGCATTGTCAAACGTCGGTCTCACTTTGCATCCTCCTTTTCGAGATCGCGCAGGCGGCGCGCTTTGATCTTCTGGCAAATCTCTTGATCAAGGTCGGAGCCTTCGAACCGCGCCATGGGGTCAAGCTCGGTCCAGACTTCCTCCACGCTGGCGGCGTCTTTCGCCTCGGCCAGCCGATCGCGCAGTTCGTCAAAGAATTCCGCGTCGGGGATTGCGTCGGCATCGACGCCGCCCATTTCCTCGCGATCGGGGTCGGGCTCGTCATCAAGGGGGGAGGCCGAGTCTACCGGCGGCTGCCCGGTCCCTGACTCGACCTCCGTCGCGTCAGGCTGCGCCGTCGGGAGTTTTTCACCAGCAGGGCTCTGCTGACCTATGCGCGGCGCGCGCGGCGCTGGCGGCAATAGGGCAATGTTCTGATCCTCGGCGATCCGCCGGCCTTCGTCCTCGTCGTAGATGCCGGCAAAGCCGAATGCATAGCGGGCGCACTGCATCAGCGCCTTGTGGCGCAACATGCGGTGCTTCATTTTCCACGGTTCGGTGTCGCGCCAGCACTCGGCGAGGTATTCCGTGACGGCGGTCGGGTGGCTCCGGTCCTTGCGATGCATGATGCACGTGCAAGAAATCGGATCGCCGTTAGCGTCGCGCTCCCACGTGAATTCAAAGCCGTCACAAGCCGGGTGCGAATTGACGAGGTTGATCCACCCGTCAATCGAGACGATGGGCACGACGCCGCCGCCGCGCTTCGGATAGGCGAAAATCTCGCGCGTCAGCGGGTTCAGGTCGTACTTCTTGGCGACCAACAGAAAGGCGGCAAATTCCTCGCGGGTCAGCGGCCGGAATTGCTCGCCCTTCTTTGGCGTCGGCGAGCATTGCGCCCGCACCGTCATTTCGAAGGCATCGGCCTCCATACCGAAATGCGCGGCCATATCGACAAGCACAGACCGGCGCGGCGCTTTTGCAAGCTGGTTCATACGACTGTCCTTTCCTCGACAATCTCCATTCCAGGCACCGCGACATTGGCTTTTGCCAAGCGCGCGCAGGCCTTATCGGCGGCGTCCTTGATTTCTTGGCTGTCCTTGATCGAGGCGAGGAAGGTGTCGTTATCCACGATCCGGCCGACGCGGCGGGTGCGCAGCGATGTCTTCGCGCCAGTCCGCCCGGCTTGCGGGCGCCTGTATTCCGCCTCGCGTTCGGCCTCTTTCGCGGCGGCCAGCTTTTCGCCGGCCTCGCGCTCGGCCTCGGGCGTCTTTGCCTTGCTCAACGTGTCCTCGGCCTCGCGGCGCAAGCGCTCGGCTTCGGCGGCGGCGGCCCGCACGCGCTCCTTTTCAATCCGGTCTTGCTCTTGGAGCCACGCCAGCTGATGCCGTTTCAGGAGCTTTTGGAGGCCCTCGGGCTCCTCGCGCAATTCGCGCCATTTGGAGTCGATCTTCCGGGCCTTGACGAGTACCGGCGCCTTTTCATCGGCGTGCAGCTTGTCGGCGCGGTTGGCGATGTCCTTGAGCCGCCGCGCCCATATGGCCGCCTTGTCGGCTTCCTCCTTGCTGGCAATCGGCTTTTTCAGGAAGGCGAGGGCCTGTTCCCTTTCGCCGAGCCATTCGATCCGCAGAGCCTCGTATTCATCAGCCCCGGCGCCGCTGTTGTGGCCAAAGCCGGCCGCCGGCCGCTCGGGCTCGTCGGCCCATCCGTTGCCGGCCTTGGCCCGGTCGAACGCTTCCTCGCTGATGGGTTGCTTGACCGCCCACAGAAACAAATCCTCGATCTGTTCGCGATCGACGGGGCGGCCGGATCGCGTCGCGTACCAATCGCCATCAGCACCCCGCCAGAATTGCACAGGCTCCCAATCGCCGCCTTTGCGGCGCACACGGAAATAGCCGGTCCACGGTTCGCCCGGATGAATGGTGAGTTTTCCGGTGCCAATCTTGCTCGGATCAGCAAGCGCGGCCTGCCATTTATCCCAATCGTTGTTCATGAATGCCTCCCTTGAATGGAGGTCTTTATGAAAACAATATTTTCGCGACCGCACAAGAGGCGTGTAAATGATATTTGCAAAAATGGAGGAATCGTTTCGCTGGCTAACGTAGAGTCAGACCAGTGCGAAGAATCGCCCCCGAAGCGCTTCTGGCGGCCTCGGGCGGCGTCTAGATATCCAAAGGTATATTATCGATCGGCGCGCGCGATGGACCGGGCGGCCTGCTGTTTGGCGCGCATTATGTCGATATCGGCGTCAGTCAGCGTCATCGAGACCGGCGCACGCCGGGCGAAGTGAAGGTGGTAATTAAATTGCTCGGTCGCCGGGTTGAACCGGACATGGCTCCTTTGCACGTCCGGGCGCGCGGCGCGCCGGATCACCTCGGCAAATTGCCGGGCCGGGAAAGGGGCATTTCGAACGCTGGCAATCATCGCTGCGAGGGCTTGGCTGGCCTCACGCTGGAGCCAAGCGGCGTCGTCGAACGATCGGAGCAACACGGACATTCGCTGGCCGTCCTCCGTTTGCATGCGGGCGACGAAATGATCGCCCACAGCAACGACGTGAAAATCTGTCAGAGCCGGTGGAAGCTCTTCCTCTGAATCCATTGCTGACGATACCAAGAGTCTACCCATAACCGCATGAATCCTCTCATTTATTTGGTTCCCGCCGCTTTGAATAATCCCCCGCTTGAACATCGGGAGGCCCCGAGTCCTCGTCGTCGTTTTGCTCCTTTCGCCCCAATGCGCGCAGCCGGTTATCAATCATGGTCTGAAAGTGCTCATAGAGCGTTTCGTATTCTTCCGGCGGCAACAATTCCAACTTTGAATCGATGCTCGGCTTTGCGATCGGGGTGCCTTTCCCCTCGGCCAGCCATGCATGCGAAATATTAAATTCCTTGGCGATCGTTATCAGGTGATCGCGTTTCATCCCGACGCCGATTTCCCAATTTCCTACGGCGCCTCGGGTCACCCCAAGGCGTTCGGCGAAATCGGATTGTCGGTGATAACCGAGGATTTCCTTCCTGAGGTATCTGATGCGTTTGCCAAGCTCCACAAGCTCTGCATGCTTTTCAGCCTCCCTTTTTTTACCCGCCGCTGATTCAGCGCGGCTCCCTACTTTCCTTTTCGCACTCGTCACAGGTGCATTTCCCCCACCTAGGTTCAACCATGCCACACGCCAGATTAGCTTGTCACTGTGAAATTCTCAAAAAGTCTTGATCCCTCGTGCAAATGTTGTTTACATTTGGAGCATGAACGCGAGCAAAGAAAAATTATCCACCGATCCTCGCGCCATCGCATGCGAGGCCGCGAAAACGCGTGCAGGCGGGGTAAAGTTCCTCGCCCAAAGGCTGGGCGTTTCCCGCCAGCTGGTCCACGCCTGGAAGATCATCCCGGCAAAGCACGTGCTGCGCGTCGAAAGGGAAACCGGCATTTCCTGTCACATTCTGCGCCCCGACGTATTCGGCCCGGCGCCAGTAAATAAGGAGGCGGCGGAATAGCCGCCTGATGTTCCGCCGACCATGCCCCGGCCGGCGGGAAAGGCCACCGCGCCCCCACTCTCCGCCGTGGGGCTTTCCTTCCCTCCACGGCGCCCTCGCGACGCGGTGGCCGCCCCTAACCCAAGAGGAGGCCCCCAATGCCCGCCACCATCGGCGATAATTCCAAGGACCTTACACCAGCCGAGCAACGTGCTCTTTACATGCACCACTTTAACCAAATCTTGGTCCAGACCGAGAAGTGCAAGGCCGAAAACGCCGTCCGGCTGAAACTTCGCAAAGAGGCCAAGGCGAACGGCATCGTCCTCGCCGACATCGATTTCGGCCTCCGCTGCGCGCAGATCGAGGACCCTTCCATCATCGTCAATGAGCAGAAGCGGCGCGCCGAGATCGGCCGCTATTTCGCGCTTCCGATCGGCGCTCAATCAGAATTCGACTTCGACCGCGAGCCGGCCGTCGATCGCGCACGGCGCGAGGGCGAAAGGGCTGGATATGAAGCCGTCAACGCCGACACCAACCCATATGACGAGAACTCGGCGCAGGGCCGGGCATGGGCGAAGGGCTGGAAAGAAGCGCAGGCGGAAATGGCCGCTAACCTACAGTCCGCCATGGAAAAGAAGCAGGCCGATCGCGCGCAGAAGGCCGCCGATCTGGCCGCCGCTGACGATGGCGAGAACGATCCCGAGGACGACGACGAGGCCGATCTGGCCGAGGCCGCCGAATAGGGGGCCGCCGCCATGCAACCCGAGAAAGTAATCTGGAAAGAGGCCGACCGGGACAAGGTGGCCGAGATGCTCAAAAAGGGCTGGTCGGCCGCAAAGATCGGCCAAGAGATGGGCATTTCCCGAGGCGCGGCCATCGGCCGGATTTTCCGCAATGCCCGGTTAAGGGCGCTGATGAAGCGCCCGCCCAAAGCCGCAAGCCCGAGGAGGTGGCCGGTGAAGAAAGTCGCGCGCTCGACCATTAAAGCCAACCCGGCGCCGGTCCTCCAGTTGCCTCCTCCGCCCATGCGATTTGTGCCGCTGGCCGAATTGAAGCGCGGCGATTGCCATTGGCCGGTGAGTCCGCACGGCGCCGCCCCGGATCAGCACCTATTTTGCGGCGCCGGCACCCGCAAGGGCGAGAAATGGTGTCCTTATCACCAACTGATCGGCTATCAGCCTCGGGTGCCCCGCCATGGGTAAGCGATCCGACTTCCCCCGGCGCAAGGCGGACGATTACGCCACGCCCTTGAAGGGGGTCACGCCAGTGCTCCCGCATCTTCGCGCCGAGGGGATCGTGACCTTTGTCGAACCGTGCGCGGGCGCTGGCAATCTGGTCGCGCATCTATGCAGCTTTGGCTTCCTTTGCGCCTTTGCCCGCGATCTGCGCGACGGCTTCGACGCCCTGACCTGCGATCCAAACATATTTCAGGGCGCCGACGCGATCGTGACGAACCCGCCGTGGACGCGGGCTGTGCTCCATCCGATGATCGAGCGCTTTTCCGATATCCTGCCGACATGGCTCCTGTTTGATGCCGATTGGGCGCACACCAAGCAAGCGGCGCCTTATCTCGATTATTGCTCCCACATCGTCGCTGTCGGCCGGCTCAAGTGGATACCGGGCACGAAGCATCAAGCCAAGGATTCCTGCGCGTGGCATCGCTTCGACCGCCGGCATTCTGGCGGCCCGCACTTCATCGGCCGGCCCTCAAATCAAATCGCAAATAGTTACGTGGAGGCGGCGCAATGACTGCGGAACTCGCCCGATACGATGCCATGTGCCGGGCCATCGATGAGGCCTACCAAATCGATGAGGTCAAAGATATTCGGGACAAGGCGCTGGCGCTTGAGGTTTATGCCCGGCAAGCGAAAAACATCGAAGCGGAACGCCGCGCGTGTGAAATCCGGCTCCGGGCCGAGCGCAAGGCCGGCGAGCTGCGGCGCCAAGAGGAAAAAAGCAGGGGCGGGCGACCTGCAAAAAACCCTCCCGACCAAGCCGGGAAGGTTTCGACCAATGCGGAGCGCCGCGCCGAACTCGGGATTTCAAAAGATCAGGACGAGCGCTGGCAAAAGCTCGCTGCGGTTCCCAAAGAGGAATTCGAGGCGGCACTCGCCGAGCCGGGCGTGCCGACCGCGAACAGCATCATCGCGAAGATTGCTGAAAAGCGATCGAAGCCCATGGACAGCGCCGCCCTATGGCTTTGGGGCCGCATGAAGGACTTCGAACGGAACGGAATTCTGACCGACGATCCCGACCGCGTTTGGGCGGAAATGGCGGATCACATGCGGGCAGATATGCGCCGGCTGGTACCGCGCGTCTGTGAATGGCTCAACCAATTGGAGGCGTCAAATGCCGAACAAGGGAACATCGGAGGCCGCGAGGCTGCGCGAAATTCTGTCCGCCGTGTATGAGCGGCGGAAAGATGAAGCCCGCGTGAGCCCGTCGTGGCTGGCGACCGAGGCAATGACCGAGCTTGACCCGGATCGGGAGGCGCCGCCTCTGGTCTATCTCGGTTGCCACTTGGAGCTACGCCAGATCGCGCGGGAATTCTGCCGAAAGCGCTTCGAGCCGGAAGATGATGGGGAGGCGCATGATCTTTTCCCCGATCTACAGGCCCGCTATCCAACGGCGCGCTCATCCAAGGACGACCCCGAATATGTGAAGCTCGAATTTCTGAATCGCGACGATATCACCTTTAACGTCAATCGGCTTCGATCGGAGGCCGCGCACAAGCTGGCACACGCCGACGCCCTTGAAGAATACGGCGAGTTGCGGGCGGCCTGATGATGCTTATCCTCGGCCTCGACCAATCCATCACGCGCACCGGGTTCGCTCTTTACGAATACCCCGGCGACGAGCGGCATATTCAGTGCGGCTCGTTTTCGTGCAAGGACGCGGGCGATCCCGAGGAAAAATGCGAACTGTTCGCGCGCCAGTTCAAGCGGTTGGTCGGGCCGAAAGATCGCCGCCCCGATTTCATCGTGTGGGAGCGCGCCCGGCGGCGCATCTCGGCCTATCCCAAGAAGCCTAACCCCGATCTGCTCGGGCTCGGCGGCGACGATCCCGCCATCTGGACCGTCAACGCCGATCAGCTGCTCTTGCCGGAAATCCAAGGCATCATCCGGGGCGAGGCAATCAGCTACCGCATTCCGCATGAGTCGGTCCCGCCGGCCACATGGCGCGCCGCGATCTATGGCAAGGGCGGCGGCAAGCTGTCGCGCGCCGACGCCAAGGCGCAAGCGAGGGCCTATTGCAAGGCGCTTCGGATCGCGGCCGGCAACGAGGACGAGGCCGAGGCCGCATGCATCGCCAGATGGGCCGCGACCTGCTCGCAAAAACTCCGCCTCCTATTTGCCGAGGCGGCAGCATGACGGCGGAACGGTGGCTGCGCTTCTATCCGTCCGACTGGCTCGGAGACCCCGCCTTGCGCACATGCAGCTATGCCGCGCGCGGCCTCTGGGTGGACATGCTTTGCCTCATGGATGCCGCTAAGCCTCGCGGTCATCTCAAGCTAGGTCGCCAGAAGGTCGATGCACAGACGCTCGCCACGCTGACAAACGGCACGCCGAGGCTGGTCGAAAAGCTGCTGGCCGAACTGCAAAAAGCGGGCGTTTTTAGCGTCAATTCGAGGGGCACGATCTACTCCCGGAAAATGGTACGTGAAGAAAAGTGGAGCAAAAAGGGAAAAAAGATGTCGGCGGCTCGTTGGTCGAAAGGTCCTGAAAATAATGCGGAATTCGGCACAAGCAATGCTCGCAGCATGACTCCAGAATCCAGAATCCATAATAAGCAAGAATCTTGTAGGTCTAGACTCGGAGCCGCGCGCGCGAAGCGCCACCACCAGCCCGACCACGACCCCCCCGATTTCAGCAACGATCCAGTGAACCCAAGCGAGGCCCTTTTGCGCACTCGCATCCTCAAGCATTGAACCGAACGGAGGAAGCTGTGGAGGTAAGTGAGTCGCGGCAGCGTTCAGGTTGCTGTCAACTGGGACTGCTAGAAGGTTTGTTATCGGGACAGCAGACGGGAGCGATTGAAGTGGCAAGCGTCACGAAATTCCAATGTGCCCGATCACGGCGTCGCGAGCGACGCAGACCATACGCAAACACCTCACGAAACAGGGAAACTCCAATGAAAAGATCCGACGCCGCAGGTCTCGCGGCATCGCCCGCAATTTCGGCCTTGCTGGCTGAGCACAATTTTTGCTGGGACCGCGCTGGCCCTGGCGACGACTGCTCTTGCTCCGACCGCAAGCGCCGGCGTCGTCTATGGTTTCGAGCCAGTCGTGTGCGCGCCTGAGGACAAAGTCTGTGAGGTGGGCCGTGACGCAGAACACCAGAACTTCGTGGAAAGGTGCAGAGAGAGAGGTGGTACTTTGGAGGGTAATACGTGCGTAGTTCAGCAGAGTCCACTTTGACCGATCGTGCGTTTCAGTGCGCATGGCTCCCAAGGGCTGATCAATGGCGAGGCCCCCGGTCTGCCATCACGTTTGAACGATCACCAGCACGGAAACTGGCTCTCAAGCCGCATCTCAAAATCTACGAGGACATCGTAGCGCATTGCTGCGCCGCCCGCCGCGAGCTCGAAAGTCAGCCTCGGCGTATCATGTCCATCGGGCAGAGAATGGGCAAATAGGTTCTGATCAATTAGAGGCTGTATTAACCACAGAAATTGAGGAAGAACCCATTTATCTGCCAAGCGACAAGATGAATTCTTGCTCGCAGTCACCGCGCAGAACCTCAGAAGGTTGGCAAAGCTCAGGCCTGCGTGAATGCCCACGCGAGTGCAGCAATAATTTGCGAAGCCCTAAAACACCGCCCAGAGGCTCCAACCGCGCTCAAACTTGAAGTCTTTTCAAAGGTATCCGCGCAGGAGCCGTCATTAAAATCGGACTGGCCGTGCGAGTGCCGGCGCGAATCCCCAAAAAACTCATAGTTGTGCAGGAGCGACGAACGGTTGTAGTTTGCCCATGTTATTCGATCAGTGCTTACCTAATGCTCTGAGTGGTAGACCTCGGATCGAAAAGATCCAACTTTTGACGATAGCAGAAGGCCCGAGCCGCCGCCTAGCGGCGGTCGCGACGTGATCCAACGGTCTGGGCCTATATTAAGCAGCTTCCATACTCACTTCTCGGTTCTGGCAATATGGATTGGCATATTAAATCTCTGATAGTGCGATCGCTTCGATCGTCACATCGCTAACTGGAGCATAAAAAATGGCAGATAATTATCTAAGGTACGGCGATACTTTGAGCATAATCAACTCATACGGAGGATTGCAGAAGGGCGGCTATCTCGGTATTGGCGGGCGGTCGACCGTACCTGGTGCTGTGAGCACTGTTGGAGCGTATAAGGAAGGACAACTCGACAATTCTACGCAATGGACAATATTGCCGCCGACGAGCTTGAGTAACAGCGGAGGCGTCGTTAACAGTGGTGATCTGATTTCTCTTAGAAATAACAAAGATGGTAATTGGCTGGCATTATTCAGCTCGAAACCGCCGACTAATAGCGGTTATCCCGTGGCTACCACCAATATTGTTGATGATAGGCAGGAGATTACCCCCGCCTGGTACATCCTTATTAGTACCAAAAATAAAGCCAATGATCCGGGTCTGGTCGACCAGGATGAGATATATTTGGTCGCTACCTTTGGTTCACACGCAGGCGTTTTGGACACCAACGGCGTAGGCAGTGGCAGTTTCAGATACGACGTCACGGGTGCCCGTCTCGTCAATCGTGACGGCGGAAGCGGCTCTTGGCAGGTAGCCAAAAGCCCAGCTTAAATTGGTCCGCCCATGTGGTCCGTTTGTGCGGACGGTCATTGTCGCCGGATTGAACGAAGACGCGGGTGGCTTGTCGGATACTGTATACGGGCCTCAGCTCAAGGTAGAGCGCGAGGTCCGTTAGCCTGCTGCGGGACATGCGCCACCAAGGTGTAATATAAGGCGAACCTTTCGCAATAAGCACTCAGTGCGAGTGATGCAAAAGGGAGGACATCATGAAGTGGACAAATGGCGACTGCCCCGTCTCAAACGAGCCGGCGCAAGAAGCGTTGCCGAGATTGGGGGACTTCGCCGAGATCACCTGCCCTACCTGCGGTAGATTCAGGATCACCCGCACTGCTTTAGAGATGATCCGCGGTCGGGATCTTGATGGCAGGCAGTTCGCGCTTACTCAGGCGAAGCGCAAAGCGCCGGAAGGCAAAATACCGGTGATCGACAGTTACATGCTGTGATGCGAACGGTGCGGAAGCTATCGTTCATTTTGCTTGGAGCCGTGCTGGCAGGCTGCAACAGTTCATCATCAAGCGAGTGGCGCGGAGGTCAAGACCAACTCTTACGAGTCGCGTTTCGAACGTGCGAAGGCCATCTGCAACGGGCGGGCCGCTCAAACGCAGGTCATCGCCGGAAGGCTCTGGATTGCCGGTGCAATCGCAGCAAACAGCTCGTTTAACGCCTGTATGGCGGAACAAGGGTTCGCGTCCAAGTGATCTAGGATCCCGCCGAATTGCGAGCGTGCCATCTTGCTTCCTTTGTTGTTTAAATGCTCCGGTCGTTCGGGGATGATCGTGCAAAAGTCGTGCCAGGTCCCAGGAGTGATGAAACAAAGCTAATGGCTTTCTTTCAGATAGTGATCGGACAATTGACCACACGTTCAAGGACCAATCTGCATAAAGAAGCAGACAAAGGCGGACCATGTTGTGTGGCGGCGGCAGTCATCCGCTCGGCGCTGGGTTTCTTCGGCTAGGACGCTGAGGTGATGAGGCGGAGAAGGCCGCAATTACAATCACGCGGTAGCATACGGTGACCTCTCTGGGAGAGCGGCAGCGGGGCTTGTTATATGAGAGGGCGGTGAGCTTAGCGGTGCCCCGTGCGCCACTCGCGCGAGGCCCCAGTGAGGGACATCACCGGTGTCGCCTTGCTTTGCTCGCATTCATCGATCGTGATGGGAGATGGATAAGGCAGGCATCGCATTTATGGCATTAATACTCGTCCTCATCTTTCTCGTGTTCAACATCCTGGCAGTCGATCGAACATCGATAGAAGCGCGCCCGAATCCGCAGGCGCTGGTTCCCACCAACTACCCGTGAGATTGTTTGCGCCCGCGGAATTCGCGGGGGAACTGACAGTTTCCCAAGGGCTGAAAACCCGCCTCGGGAGGCGGGTTCCAGTTCGTCATCGTGAAGCCTGGGTCCACGTTCGCCTCAAGTCGGGCTTTCCGTCCGAGGCTTCCAGCAGCACCTCTGCCTTCACGCTTATGTGGCTTGGCATTGCCCGCAGCTGAGCGAGGAAAAGAGCGAATACCCCTCGGCCCCCTTTGCCCTCGCGTTCGACCGACGAGACTGCGGCGGCTGTATCGTCGTCCGACACTTCAGGTCGAAGCAGCCTGCCGTTCGCATCGTTGCTCCGTTTGTTGATGATCGTTCAGATTGCACTTGCGCTGCGACTTGATAACATGTTCGTCTGGCGTATGGGGGCGAAAGTGGCTGTGTTGCGTATCGTTTTGCTGGCATTGGTCGCATGCGTGTGGCTCACCTTGTCTGCGCGGGCGGAGATTATCCTTCAGCGCATCGATACCGATCGCGGTGTCGTCATTCTCCTCAAGGGCGCGTTCGCCCTCGCGGACGATCCACAGGCGCTAGCCCGAGAGGTTTCCGCCACAGGAGCAAAGGTTATCACCTTCGACAGCGATGGCGGAAATGTCGTCTCCGCTATCGCCTATGGTCGGGTTATTCGGTCGCTGGGTCTCTCCAGTTTTCAGCCGCGTGCCACACAGTGCGTTTCCGCCTGTGCGTTAGCGTTCGTGGGCGCCGTTATCCGACATGCTGAACCCGGCTCCATCGGCGTGCACCAATCGTCATTCTCGGCGAACGCTGTTCTGGATGGCCATACAGCAGTCGCTGCGGTACAGCAGATGACCGCGCAGATAATGACGTATCTGCTTGAGATGGGCGTCGACCCGAAGCTCCTGCAACTCAGCCTGTCGGTGGCACCCAACGATATGCGGTACCTGACAGCAGCCGAAATGGACGAATACAATGTGACGGCGGGGCTACAAAACGCCGTTCCCGAAACACTACCTGACACCACAATGACACCCTCGGACGAAACCACCGCTCACGAGGAAGAAGAAAGGCCCCTCACAAATGAAGACAGGGCCCTAGCGTTTGTCTTTGCCTATTACCAGGCGTGGTCGCTGGGAAATGCGGAGGCGCTCGTGTTTATGGATCGGGCATATAACGAGACAGTGAGCTTCTACGGGAAATCAAGGTCGCGGATTTATGTTGTCGACGAGAAGGTGAAGTTCGTCATGCGCTGGCCGGTCCGGGCCTACAACGTCAAGCCGGGCACCGCTACGGTCTCATGCGCCGCCTACTGCGTTGTTGCAGGGATCGTCGACTGGTACGCGAGGCGTGATGTCGGGTACGGAGTATCATCCGGCTCGGCGCGTTTCCTGATCTCGTGGGACCCCTCAACACAGAAGATTGCTTCCGAGAGCGGTGAAGTGCTGGATGTGGACAAGGATGCTGTGGCTCCGGTCCGCGTCCTATCGCAGTGGTACGATCAGAATGCTGTTTGCCGCGGAACCGTCGACAACACCGAAAGGACACAGGCGGCCTGTACATATCGAGAAGTGATTGCAGCGAAGTTGAAGGCCGTCGGCTGGTGCTACGCGGGCGATGGCCAGGCCGCATATCAGACGGACTGGCATAAATGCGATACCACGGGATCGAGCTTCGCGAATGGGAGCCTTGCATCGAAGGCAGATTTCCCACGCGCCGCGCGATATGCGGTGACGGAGCGTTTCACCGGCCGAACTAAGCTTCCAGATTTCCGCGGGAGAGACCGAAAGTTCAGCTCGTTCCGCACCCGAATCCGCAACGGCATGCGCGAAGGCCCCAACTTTGCGGGGCATTTCTCTGTGATCCAGATTGGATGCGGAACTGGGTGTACCTTTGCAATTGTCGGTGACAATAACAGCGGAAGACCTGCCAATTTCCCGCGCGGCGGTGAGGAAAATATGTACATGCAGCTTCACTTCGAGATAGGAAGCCGCCTTCTAGCAGCGCAGTGGCTCGACTATAAAGCCAATAAGTGCTTCGTTGAGTTCTTTGACTACAACCGCAAGAAGTGGGAACTGATTAGTAAGCTCGATGTCGGATCGTCTGATGCATGCTACCGGACCGTGGCCGATAACCTGCGCTGAGAAGAGCTCGTCTGCCAATGCTGACTACCAATGTCGTTACACGTTTGATACGCGCCGCGAACGACGTTGGTCGTCCGACCAGAGCTAACCGGATAAAGGCTCAGCCCGAACCGGTAATAAAGCCAGACGGCATGAGCAACGATTTCGATCGGGAAGCGATGGTTCCTGTAGGTGGCGCATGCTTCGACCATGCGCCACCTACTATCGTCAAACCGTTAAGCCAAAATCAAATGACAGCACCGGTCGGCGACATGTCCGGCACTGCGGCGACAAAGAAGCGCAGTGCCAAGGCCGGCCCCATCCGGCGGGGCCGGCCGAAAGGCAGCCTTGAAAAAGACGGCTGCCAGGACAGGAGGGCAGGCTTAACGGCCTGCCATCCGAGATTCAGCGCGCCGGAAGTTGTCCGATTTCCTCGCGCTCCGGTGCGGCGATCACCCTGTCAGCCTTCTCCTGGGCTTGCGCCGAAGGCTGGTTGCAACAAGCGCCGAAAACAGTCTTTGCGCGCTCGGTGGCTGCTGCTCTTTCTGCAATGCTCAATTCGTTGTATGGCTCCGTCTCGAAAGAGAATTTGCCTGAATCGAATGCCTCCCCATTGGATTGTTGGGCGACCATGGACCACATGGCCGATGTAGTCATGTCTTTTTGCCCGTAGGCGCTGAGGCCGGTCAGCAAGGCGGCAAGCTGGGCGCCTCTCAGATTTCCCTGTTCGGTCAGATGCACCGCTTCGTTCAGCCAATCCTTGTAAACGGCGGGATCGACGTCGAAGGCCTTGTTGGCAAGCTTGGCTTCGGCCCGGGCGGCATCTAGGGCGCGGAAATCCTCGAACAGGACAATGGCCTTGGCATTGACATCCCCCGCGGCCGCGGCTTCGCGCAGCAAATCGCCGGAATTGCGGATGTCTTCCGCGGTGACACCGCTGCACTGCACCTCCATCGTGCGCATCTTGAAAGCGGTGGCGGCGACAAGATCTTCGAAGTTCCTGGCGCCGCTTTTTTCCAGTTTTGCGGCATCGGCCAGATCCTGGTCGTGATGGCTCCGAGATTCGAAATAGTCGGCGCATACCCGCGCCAGAATCGCTGCGCCGTAGGCGAGATGCCCCCCGTAATCCTTGGCCTGCAATGCATATTGCGCCGGATCCAACAGATCGTATCGAACGGGAGCTTGAGGGTCGGCAGCCAACTCCTCATTGTTGGATATGAGGATCTGATTCGGGATCGCAGGAGATTGCTGCTGGGAAATCTGTGGCAACACCTCGGCCATTGCTGCAATTCCATCCGACTGGACCGCCAAAGCTGTAAGCGATACGAGAAGGACGCGCAGCAATTTCTTTTTGCCTGTGGACTTTGAGTCGTAGGTCGGCATTTTTTTTCCTTGGATTTTGACGCCAGCCCACTGCTTTCAGCGGGCCGGCCGAAGATTAGAACGGGCAAATGCAATTCAAGATTTCACGTCGGAAGCCAGTTCCTTGACGTTGGCGGACATCGTCCTGCCGTCATCATTTAAGGCAACCAGCTTCCCCTCAGCCTCGGCTTGCGCTTTGATTCTGCGACGCTCGAGGTCGTCGCAGAGTGTGGACTGCGTGCGGGGCGAGCAGCCGTTTCTGCGCCATTCGCTCGACCAAAACGCCGCATTGTTCAAGGCGAGCGCGATATCGCGGTAATTCTTCTCGATGCCCAGAAATGCGTTATTTACTTTCGTCTTGTCGTCGACGATTTCGTCGTAGTTCGGCTTATTGTTTTTTTTCGCGTTTTCGATGGCTTTATGCGCAGCACGAATTTCGGAATCGGTCCTTTCGAGAATTGCCTCCGTCGCCCATCCGCAGGCGCTGCTGACGCCGACCACGGCCCCCGCCTTGACTATTGCCTTGATGTGCGACGCAGCTCCAGGCCCGTCGGCCGGCTTCCACGCGGCTACAAAGCCGGCGGCGGTAGTGCCGCAAAGAGTGACGAACACAGCCTTGGTAAAGGCGCCATTGCTCTCTCCCTTTGCCACGGTAATGGCGATATTGCCCACGCCAATCACGCTCCAGCCAGCCCAGCCGCGCCAATCGAAAACTTCCTTGATCAGATTTGCGGTGGTCCAAATACCGCCCAGGATCTGGCCATTGTCCGGCGTGACAGCATGCGCCGACCCTGCCAGCAAGCTGCCCGACAACAGGCAGGCACAGGCGGTTTTTGAAAGCTTCCTCGGTGATTTTTGCTTATTCATGTTTTTATGTCGCGCTTCATTTTTGAGTCGGTGAATTAACCCGAGAAATTCATCGTGGGTTGGCAGATGTGGTGCCCTTGCCGGGCAAACTCGCAGGGCTAAATCGTATTCGAAGTCGCGGTAGCACATGGTGACCTCGCGGTAGCACATGGTGACCTGTTTCTGTGGGAGTAGACCGTTCGGTGCGCTTCTTCGGGCGGTGCCGGGACTAGTTTAATGGGAGGCGGCTGGCTGAGTGCTGCCTTCCAATCGCCTTGTACAATGCGCCACTCGGGCTGGCCACCTTGGCTGCATGCTTTTGTCCAACATTACTGTTATTTCATGTGAGGCAGCAGGCCCGGGAATTGAACCCGGTCTTTCGTGGTTATGAGCCACGCGGCTTACCAGTTGCCTGACTGCTGAAAGTGGAAACTCTACTGCAAGATTAAGAGCTAATGCTGACGAAACGGCACGAGAACACGTCCAGTACGGATGTGGATTCGGGAACAAAGCGGCCGAAGAAATCGGGCCGGCGGCACCACAACGGCGAATTTGACGCCTCGAAAGCGGAAAGCAGCGCCGCGTGGATCATCGACGCGCCACGGGCGCACCTGGTCTGGAGCCGATATCTGCTCGTGCTCTACCGATCTGACCACGCCGGCCCTGAAGGCGGGAGGGTGGTTTTCTACATGCCCGGCGCCAGGCATGAATTCGTCCTACAAGCGCTGGACCCTGAGCGGCTCATCCCCAAGGACGCGCCGATCCATGGAAGCGGCTACCGGCCGCTAATCCCGCCAAACACCGCTATCAGTTTAAGGCGACTCGCATGATGCCGCGCTGGCGAGAATTCAGGAAATTGTGGACGCGATCGTGGCGGAGGAAATAAGCCACTATGCCCCGACGCAGATTTCCGCTCGCTCGGGAATAAGCTGCTCGCCGATGCTTATCCGCTTGTCTACTGAGACTTGCGGCCGAGCCCGCCTATGTGGCATGGGGCGGGCTCGGCCATTCCGGGTGCACCATAGTCGGCCCTGGTCAAGGGGGGATGCAGGGCGGCGGGCTACGTGGGGTTTTCCCCGCCATTTCTCCGACCAGCGCAGCGTTCTTTCGCAGTTTTCGCTACGCTCTGCTGCGATCAGCCACCCGGAATTAGAATTATTTTACGGCAGGTGCCCCGGGTCATCGCCGGGGTAGAGGGCTTTAGACCGCTCCACCGCGAAGTCGACCAGCTTCAAGGGGACAGGCATTTCAGGCAAAGGACGGTCGCAGCGACGGCCGAGCATAGCAGGGGTGCAGATTTCGAGCCCCTCGGCTTCCTTGTAGCTGCCAGCGTCGCCGATTTGCTTCAGATATCGGTGACCACTCGGCCCCCACCAGCGGCGATGCTCGTTCGACCAACTCAGGTAAATATTACTTTCTACCATGCCTATTTTCCCCTCAGTTTTTATGGCTAGTGCCTCAAGCGCGAGCCCGATGACCCGGGGTGAGCCCTGGAACGCGTGGAGCTGAGACGCGTGAAGCCCTATTCGCAAGGATTCTGCGGCCCTTTGAAACCCGTTCCGAGAGCGGCGAGCGCGGCTTTGTATTCGCTTGTTGTCACAACTGCCGGATGATAGTTGCCAATCTGATCGAAAACAATATTGACATAGAGAACTGTTATCTCAACCATCGAGCGTGAGGAAGGGGTACATTGAAAGAAATACGGGTAAGGGCAAGCGCAGATGCGCGTTGAACGGAGAAGAATGAGGGAGATGATGTGGTGCTGCCTCGGAGGCTTCGATCTGACCCGCTTCCTGGTCACTTCCGCCGCCCGGTCGGCCCAATATTCTCGGTCCGCGCGTGGCAGAGGATCCCTGCCTCGGGCCGATGGAAGGCAGGATGCGGAATTTCCTGCAATGAAAGGGCGGAGCATGAGACAGAGTTTGAAAGCCCAGACCACGGACATTGATCAGAAGATAGGCGCCCGCATTCGGGAATTCCGGCTGCTGCGGAGCATGTCGCAGGGAGCGCTTGCCGAAAAGCTCGGGATCACGTTCCAGCAATTGCAAAAATACGAGAAGGGCACCAACCGGGTCTCGGCCTCGGCGCTGATCCTGATTTGCCAGGAGCTTGGCATCACGCCCAACCATATTCTCGGCGCGTTTTTCGACAATGACGAGGACCCCGAGCGCGTCCATTAACTTATGCGATGAGATCGCCATGCGCGACCGCAAGCTCAAGACTATTCAGGCGGCTTTCTCAGATGAGCCCAAAAAGGCGCCGTCGCGAAGCAGCGCTCGCGTTAGATTGAAGAGGGCCGTCCAATGATCCCGCAATATCGCGTCTTCGCGCTGGTCGTGGCGGTCGCCATCAGCCTACTCATGCTTCTGCTCGTCCGAGCCGGCACTGCGGGTTTGCTATAATCGGGCGACCCAGTTGATTCACGCCCGAGGCGTTCATGAAAAAGAGGAAACCGCGCGATCCGCACCGTTCCCTGCGCGGCGTCGTTGTCGATAATCCATTCTACAGCTGCGCCCATTCAGGGACCGCCGGCAACCCCAAGCAGATCAGCGCGGTAATCAATACCCGCCAGAGCGCGGTCATCATGCTTTACTCGCGTGGCCGCCTCGATCCCGCGCAGCTCGCCGCCGCAAACAAGTTCGGCGCCCTATGGGAAACCATGGGCGGCAAGGGTGCCGGCGCCACCATCGACTATGGCAAGGAGCCGGTGGACGGCGGCCGGCGATCCGATCCGATCACCGAACGCCAGCTGATGGCCGCCGATGAATTGCGCCGCGCCCGGCGCCGCTTGCGTGATCCTGATCGTTACCAGCTGGTATGTCGGATATGCGGCGAGGGATATGCCTTGCATGAACTCGGGCGATCGAGGCGCGGCAAGTTGGCCGCCGCCAATGAACTCCGGTCCTGCCTGGACGATCTTGCCGATTTGTGGGGCCTTGCCACCCGGCGCCCTAATCCCCACATCCGTCGGGCAAACAAGGAAGAAGTAATATGAACCTATCTATGGAGTCAAAAGCTCCTGCAATTCAAGCGCAAAACTGGATAGGGGGCGAGCCCCTCGCGAACTGCCAGCCCGGCAAAGTCTACGTCCTCGAATTTTTTTCCACCACGTGTGGATTTTGTGTGGGGTCGATGCTTGATCTGATACAGCTGCAGGAGAAATACAGGGACCGAGGGTTGGAGGTCGTTGGCGTGGCTGCAGAAGAACGCGCTGCAACTGCCGATGAGGCTCAAGCGAATCTGGAAGCATGGTTGACGGAAAACGTCCCGAGGTTGAACTTCCGGGTCGGGATCGACTGCACAGGCGAAATGAAAAAGCTATGGAAGGGAGCGAGCCTTTCTTTCGGACTTCCATGTTCGTTTGTGGTCGACCGAGACAGCCGCGTCGCCTTTATCGGTAATCCGGCGCACCTCGATTTCGTCCTGCCGCAAGTGCTTGACGGCACGTGGCGCAGCAGCGATCAAGCAAAAGCGTACGACAGGGAGCGGATCGCCAAAGGACGAGAAGACGCGTTGCTTAAATCGGTCATAGACAGATTCAACGCGGCGATAGCGATGGAGGATTGGAAGACAGCGCTCTCGGCGATCGAAGAGGGCACCGCTTTATTGCCAGGTAGCACCGAAATCCGCGCGGCTCATGCGGACTTGTTGCTTCGCAAAATGGGCGACATGCAGACCGGCCTGCCCGTACTAGGGCAATTTGTTCGCGACGCTATCGACAGAAACAACCCAGATTGGCTGTTGGGGGCAATGGAACAGCTCTTCGATCCAAAGCATGATTACACGCACTTTCCGTCTGCCGAGCGCCTTGCTATGGGCAAGGAGCTCTCCGAACACATCCTTGCGCTTACAGGGTTGGTGGACACGACAAAGGCGTCTTGTTATCGGTGGGTCTCTCGCTACTTCTATGAGAGCGGCGATAAAGCTCGCGCGGAGGAATTTCTCGAGCTCGCAGTCAAGCTGGTGGAAGGACTGCCCGTCCCGGATGACAGCAAGCAGCCCTGGTTAGAGAATTTGCTGCAGACCCTGGCCAACTACAAGGGCGAAGAGGTTTGTTACGGGAATGTTTGTGTGGTTCCGCGGACGAACATTCCAAGCGGTGCCACGCCGAACGCGGAGAAGAAGAACCCGGCTTGAAGATGGATCTAGATGTAAGCAAGGGTGGGGAGTGGACACCCCTCCACTCCATCGCTACGGCAAAGTGCTGTCGTTGATCATGTGTCGGGCGCTTGCGGCGGGCAATGGTGGCATTGCAGGAACGTGACTATTCGGCGGCTTTGCTGAGCTGCCAGCACTTGAGCCGACCGTGCCGTATCGCGTCTGAACTTCCATTCAAAGCTGAAGTGATGTGCGAACACATCTGAGCTGCGCCGAATGGTCACCTCGCCTAACCACCGCCCCTCGACGGACCGCTCAAAGTCCCATTGCCCGAAACCGACATGTCGGCGCATTTCCCGTTGCCAGATTCGTGCAAACGCTGTTTGCCGACTTGACAGAATGTGACCGAAATCCATATATAGCAGCTATATCCCCGATACTGCCACTAGATATAGGAAGCGGCTAGCCCGATAGGCGCTCGATGCGATGCCTCGACTTTGCACTTTGCAAGCAAATATTTCAACGCTGGCGCCGCTCGTCGGCTATGCCTCCGACGATGCCGACAAGAAGCGGCGAACCTTCCAGCCATGGCGTGCTTGGTACAATACCGCCGCATGGGAGGACCTGCGCCAAGCCGTGTTCCTGCGCGACAATTACACATGCCAGCGCACAGGCGAGCTTTGCACCGCAAAGGCGCCGGCCCCGAATAGTCCCGTCGCGCACCATAGGACCCCGCATCGAGGAGATCCGAAGCTCTTTTGGGACATCAACAATATCGAGACCGTATCCAAGCGGGTGCACGACGGAGAAATCCAGCGTGAAGAACAGGCCATCCCCCACGGCCAATGGGAGTGACGCCATGCCTTGGCATCTTGCCTTCTCGGTGCTGATCATCGTCGGCGCCCTGATCATGTTCATGCTCGTCACCGGGGTCGCCCCATAACGGGGGAGGCGGCAAGACTGCGGACGCTGCCGACGCAAGGCTTGCCGTCAAGCAGCCGCTTGCATTGACCTTTGGAGACTTCGGCAACGTGGCGTGACGTTGGAAACCTCTGGGGCGCTCACCCGCTTTTCTTGTGGGTAGCGTGTCTTTTCGAGCCCATTCTCAAGGGAGATTTACCACTACCCTTGATTGCCCTGATGCCCGCAAGATTAACTTTCACTTAGTGAGTCGGAATCGATCTGCGCGGGGGAGCCGAGATGCAGGTAAAGGACGCAAGAATTTTGATTCTGTGCAAAACGTATCCGTCGCCGAGCGGCAAATACACCGAGACGAGTTGCGTCGCGGGTATGGACGAAGTTGGAAGTCTCATTCGCCTCTTTCCCGTGCCGTTCCGGCTAATCACGAAGGAACAGCAGTTCAAGAAGTGGCAGTGGATCAAGGCAAAGGTCCGCAAGGCTAAAAACGACCGCCGACCCGAAAGCCACAATATTTTGATCGACACGATAATCGGAGCGGAAGAAGTTTCCGCGAAGAGGGAATGGACAGAGCGGCGGCGTCTGCTTAGCAAACTTCAACCTTTTTCGGATTTCGGCGCGCTAGAAGATAGCCGAAAGCTGACTGGCCGCTCAATAGGCCTTTTGAGACCCGCAAGAATTGTCCGGTTGGAAATCGTTCCCGTCGCCCACCCAAATTGGACTGACGAGGAACTGGCCAAGCTTGAGCAAGAGCAGCAACAGGGTGGCCTTTTCGATAAAGCCGACAAACGGAGCATCCGCGCCACTCTTCGCAAGCTCCCGTACGATTTCTACTATCGCTACGAGTGTGATACCGCAGCGGGCATTAGGCCGTATCGGCACAAGATCGTCGACTGGGAAGCTGGTGCTTTGTACTGGAACTGCTTCCGAAGATACGGCCAGAATTGGGAGACTGGATTTCGGGAGCAGTTGGAAAAACGGCTACCTAGCACGGACCTGACGCTGCTTATGGGCAACATTCATCGGTTCCAGGATCAGTGGCTAATTATCAGCCTGATCTATCCTCCGAAGCAAAATCAAGGCAGCTTACTCTGACCCGTTAAACCGCTGCTTCAGTGCTTAGATGCAACAGGTGGCGGTTTCGAATGTAGCGTTCGGGGTCATCACCATAGAGGTGAAGCATGGAATAGCCATACGGCTCCATGTGCTCACCCACGATCATCCGGTGACAGGTTTTAGGGTCACGCTCGAAGCACATAAGACACACCTTCATGTGCTCTGACATTGAGGCGAGCGAAGCAACGGCTGGTGCTACATCGGGCTGACCTATGTGCGATGTGTATATGGTTCTGAACTTCTCGTAATTGCCAGCTTTAGCGGCTTCACGACCCGGCTTCGGATCGCCAAGCACCTGCATCGGCAAATATTTAATTCCCACCTCGCTTAGGCGTTGCCGAAGCGCATTCTTTGAAAAGCCTTTCTTTCGAGAAAGCGGAACGGCTCTGACATCAGCAAGGGCTTCGATGCCGACCGCGAGAAGTGTCTGAACAAATCTTTCGATGTCGGTGCCCTCGTAGCCGATTGTGTACACAGTCTTCATTGGGGTTCCTTTCGTGTGCCCCACGATAGCATATGGAGGCTGACGTGACCCTTGAGCGGTTGAGAAGCTCTTGTATTCGATAGGCCAGTGTGGCGCTTGGGTCACTCTGGGGGGTGGGAAAAGGTGGCAAGTGGCGCACCACCCAAGGGCCGGCCCCCGCGCAATTCGGAGATTTTTTTCGCGCGGGGAAAAAAAGGGAGAGCGGAAATAGAGGATTTTTAAAGTCCATCATGGAAAACGCCGAAGATTGAGCGGCCATACGGTTGAGAGGCGGGCTGTTTCGGTCCTTCAGGCTTTTGGCCAGCAGATCGGCGCGACCTCGCCTCTCGGGCCGCGTGACCTCCGGGGTCGACAGGACAGACGATCAGACGATCCGGATAAGCATTCGGCCGGGATATTGCCCGGCGGTGACATGGAGAAGCAGCGGGCTGTCGTTGGCGACCGCATTGCGGATGACTTCGGCGGCGATGAACTCGACTTCATCAATGCAGCCGTAGCTGGCTTTCTCGTCCAACCAGAGGCTGAAAGGCATGGTCTCGGGATTGCATTCCAAGGCATGGACGAGGACGGGCTTTTCGCCCGCGTCCAGATCGGCATTGTGCATCAGGTAGACGCCATAATCGCCGCGCAGCCAAAAGCCCGGCTCGGGCGCATCCTGGTGCCAAAGGGCGCGCTGCCCCTTCGGCCAGCTTGCCTCGGCGGATTTGAGCAGGTCGCGCAATTGCGCGACTGGGAAAGTCAGTAGCATTGTTGGGTGCTCCATTCATAGCATGCGGAAAGCATGCCTGCGCCGCTCGGGGCCTCGCATCCGATTTCTTGCCCGACCTCGGCTGGTGTGCAAATCGTGGGGGCGCATGATTGCCGACGATAACCATACCGTCGGGTAAAATCATAGCGGTCATCCGGCCTCTCCGGTCGCGCCGGTTTTACTCGGCCCGTGCCGCGCTGCGCTGCGCCTCAAGGGCGGTGACCGCGAAGTTCCGGTTTTTGTTCGTCGCCTTCGGCGAGGAGGAAACCGGATTGATCGGGAAGGCCTTTAAAGCCTTGATGTCACCCTTTTCGCCCCGGCCGAGGAAAAGCGATGCGGTGAACTTGACCGCGTAGGCTTCCGGCGAGGTCCAGGTCGGGGTGGTCTTTTAGTTACTTCCTCGGTTTTTGCCCGCCCCCTATTGGCGCGTAGTCAGAGGCCGAAGTCGGAAGGTACCACCAAGTGTTTGTTGTTGCAGTAAAAACGGTAAGGTATGAGCAAGCGAAAACGAGCCGGCCGGCCCCCGCATGAGCCGAGCGAAAAAGACCGGAAAATGGTCGAGGTCCTGTCGGGCTTCGCGGTGCCGACGAAGCATATAGCCGAGGTCGTGGGGATCACTCAGGCCACGCTATTCAAGCATTACCGCGATCAGCTGCGGCGCGGCGGCGCGCTCGTTCAGGCCAAGCTGGTCGCCAATCTCCTGCGGATCGCCAGCGGCAGCGATGGCACGGCGCTAAAGGCAATCACCTTCGCGCTGCAATGCCGCTTCGGCTGGTCGCAATATGTGCCGCGCCCGGATGGTGAGCGCGATCGGCCTCCCGGCAAGAAGGAAATTCAGCAGCGCGAGGCCGAAACCGCGCATACCGAATCCGATTGGGGCCGGCTGTTGAATTGACCGGCTGGAACTTCGCCTGCCCGGATTGGGAGCAACGGCTCCTTGCCGGTAAATCGCTGATCCCGGATTTGCCGCTGGACGAGGCCGAGGCGGCCCGCGCGGTGGATATCTTCAATAAGCTCCGCTTGCCCGATGTGCCCGGCCAGCCGCTCCTGCGCGATGCGGCCGGCGAATGGCAGCGCGATATCGTCCGCGCCATCTTCGGCTCAATGGTCGGCGACACGCGCATGGTGCAGGAGCTTTTCTGCATGGTGCCGAAAAAGAACAACAAGACGACCGGCGGCGCCGGGGTCTCGTTGACCGCCCTGCTGATGAACTCCCGGCCGCATGCCGAATTCATCTATGTGGGGCCGACGCATGAGGTCTCCGACCAAGCCTTTCAACAGGCGGTCGGGATGATCGAGGCCGACGATTATCTAAGCAAGCGGTTCCATATCGCGCACCATACGAAGACGATTCTGGACCGGCGCAACAAAGCCCGGCTCAAGGTCAAGACCTTCGACATGAAGGTCGTCACCGGCTCCAAGCCGGTTTTCGTGTTGCTGGACGAACTGCATCTTATGTCGTCCATGGCCGCCGCCGCCCGGATCATCGTCCAGATTCGCAACGGCATGCCGGCGCCGGAATCGGTGCTGGTCATGATCACCACGCAATCGGACGAGCCGCCGGCCGGGGCATTCAAGACGGAACTCCGATATGCGCGCGGCGTCCGCGACGGCCGGATCAAAGAAAGCCGTATGCTGCCGATCCTCTATGAATTCCCGGAGGAGATGCAGCGCAGCGGCGCGTGGCGCGATCCGGCGGTCTGGCCGCTGGTCAATCCGAACCTCGGCCGCTCGATCACGCTGGAAAAGCTGAAATCGAGCTATCAGGCGGCGGTCGAAAAGGGCGACGAGGATTTGCGCCTGTGGGCATCGCAAAGGCTGAACGTCGAAATCGGCGTCGCCCTGCATGACGACCGCTGGCTCGGCGCCGATTATTGGGAAAGCGCGGCCGATCCGTCGATCACGCTCGACTCGCTGATCGCCGAGTCCGACGCCATCGTTTTCGGCATTGATGGCGGCGGGCTGGACGATCTATTCGGGCTGGCGGCGATCGGCCGTTGCAAGCGCAATCGCAGTGAATGGCGGCTCTGGTCGCATGCCTGGGCGCATAAGGATGTGCTCTCGCGGCGAAAGGAAATCGCCGACCGGCTGCACGATTTCGAACGCGACGGCGATCTGACGATCTGCGAGACGCCGACGCAGGATTTCGAGGAAGTCGCCGACATCATCGCCCGCGTTCGCGATACCGGGCTGTTGCCCGAAAAGGCCGGCGTCGGCCTCGATCCGGTCGGCGTTGCCAACATGGTCGATGCGCTGGCGGTGCGCGGCATCACTGGCGATCAGGTCGTCGCGATCCCGCAGGGCTACCGCCTTTCGGGCGTCATCCAAGGCGCCGAGCGCAAATTGAAGGACGGCACGCTTTGGCACGCTGGCGCGCCGCTCATGGCGTGGTGCGTCGGCAATGCAAAGGTCGAACAACGAGGCAATGCGGTGCTGATTACCAAGCAAGTCGCGGGCAAGGCGAAAATTGACCCGCTCGTCGCCGCCTTTGATGCGGCCATGCTGATGAGCAAGAACCCCGAGGCGGTCGGGGCCGGCATGGATAGTTATTTCCGCAGCCTCGCGGGGGCGGCGGCGTGAGCCTCCTCCGCAAAATGGCGACCTTCTTCCGGCGGCTGTCCTTGCGCAGCCCGGACGGCTGGTATCCCGATGGCCAGCGCTCGGACGCGGGCGAGTCGATCACCGACCAGAACGTGCTCGCGATTTCGGCCGTATGGGCCTGCGTCAATCTGCTGGCCGGCACCATCGCATCGCTGCCGCTCATAGTCTATCGGACCAACAGCCGGGGCGAGCGCACGCTGGCGCGCGATCATCCGTTGTTCCGCATCCTGCATGACAGCCCGAATTACGACCAGACGGCCACCGACTTTTGGGAATTCTCCTCGGCCTCTATTGAGCTTTGGGGCAATTCCTACGCGGCGATCGAAAGGAATGGCGGCGGCCGGGTCGCGGCGCTTACGCCCTTGCGCCCGGATAGCGTCAGCGTCCGCCGGCTCGAGAATGGAAATCTCGAATACCGCTGGACCATGGACGGCGAGAACCATGTCGGCAGCGACCGCGCCATTCTCCATATACGCGGCTTTGGCGGCGATCCCCTCGGCGGCATGTCCACCTTGCATTTCGGCCGGCATGCTTTCGGCCTTGCGCGCGCGATCGATCGGGCGGCGGCCGGGACATTCAGCAACGGCATGATTGCGCAAACGGCGCTGACATTCGAGCGGTGGCTTACCGACGAGCAGCGCAATCTGGCCGAAACCAAGCTATCGGAGAAATATATCGGCGCTAAGAATAGCGGCCGGCCGATCATCCTTGAGGGGGGGACGAAAATCGATGTGCTTTCGATCAAGCCCGAGGACGCGCAGATGCTCGAATCGCGCGGCTTTTCGGTCGAGGAGGTCTGCCGGTTCTTCGGCGTCCCCCCCTTCATGGTCGGGCACACGCAAAAGGTGACCAGCTTCGGTTCAGGCCTTGAGCAACAGGTTTTGGGCTTCCAGAAATTCACGCTTCGCCGCCGCCTAAAGCGGATCGAGCAGGCTTTGGAAAAGCAGCTGCTTACCCCGGCCGAGCGGGCCGCCGGGCTCACCATTGAATTCAATCTGGAAGGATTGCTGCGCGGCGATAGCACGGCGCGGGCGGCCTTCTATCAGTCGGCACTCGCCAACGGCTGGATGACGATCAACGAGGTCCGGGAAAAGGAAAACCTGCCTCGCGTCGAGGGCGGCGATGTGCCGCGCATGCAGATGCAAAACGTGCCGATCACCGAGGCGGGCAAGCAACAGGAGGCATTGCCGGCGCCGTCCGAAAATCAGGAATCGGAACCATGAAAACCAAAGATTTCACCCTTCAAGTCAAGGAGCTGACCGAGGACGGCACCTTCGAAGGCTACGGCTCGATTTTCGGCAATGTGGATGCCTACGGCGAAAAGGTCGTTCCAGGCGCCTTTGTGGAGAGCCTCGCCAAGCACCGTCGCGAGGGCACCAACGTCCTGATGCTCTGGCAGCACGATCCCGACAATCCGATCGGCATTTGGGAGGATTTGGCCGAAGATGCCAAGGGCCTTTACGGCAAAGGCCGGCTGATCCTCGAAATCCAGAAGGCCCGCGAGGTCCGCGCGCTGATGCTGCAAAAGGCGATCGGCGGGCTTTCCATCGGATATCGCGAAATCGAGACAGAGCCGGATGGCAATGTCCGCCTCCTTAAAAAACTGGAGCTTTACGAGATTTCCCCGGTCGCATTCCCGGCCAATCGCCGGGCGCGGATCGAGGCCGTCAAATTCGGAGAGTTGGAAGCATTGGCGCGGCGCGGCGAGCGCCTCCAAGAACTGGCGCGGTGCTTCCGCGACGGCGAGCCGATGCCGGCAAAGGAATTCGAGGAAATCCTGCGGGATGCAGGCTTCCCGAAAAGCGCAGCCGTACAGATCGCCTCTGTCGGCTATGCGAAGGCCATTCGGAGTGAGTCCGAGGGCAGCAAGGCGAATGAGCAGGCCGCGTTTCTTCAAGCCCTATTGCGCGGCTGATTTTTCCCCTCACTGCGAAAGGACTCCGCTATGCCGGACCCTGTAGAAAAGACCGCCGAGCAGCTGGCTCTGGAGGTCAAAGCCGAATTCGACAAGACCATGAATCAGGTCAAGGAGATTGCCGAAAAGGCACTCGCCGAGGCCGCCAAGGGCGTCGGCATGACCGACGATTTGAAGGAAAAGGCCGACGAGTCTCTCCTGAAAATGAACGCCCTGACAGAGCAGGTCGCCGACATTGAGCAAAAGCTCGCACGCGGCGGCGGCACCAAGACGACCCCTGAAAAGACCATCGGCGAGCAGTTCGTCGAGGACCAGGGCGTTAAGGACTGGGCGCAGTCCAGCCCGAGCAAGGGCAAGGCGGACGTTCGCTTTAAGGCGACGATTACCTCCGCGACGACCGACACGGCGGGCGCCGCTGGGGCGGCTGTCGAGACCACCCGCCTGCCGGGCATCCTTGCCCTGCCGCAGCGGCGATTGACGGTTCGTGACCTGATTTCGCCGGGCCGCATGGACGGCAATGCGCTGGAATACGTCCGTGAAACGGGCTTCACCAATTCGGCGGCACCCGTCGCGGAAACGGCGGCCAAGCCGGAGTCGGACCTGAAATTCGATCTGGTCACGACCTCGGCGAAGGTCATTGCCCACTGGATGAAGGCGAGCCGTCAGATTCTTGACGACTTCTCGCAGCTTCGTTCGATCATCGACCAGCGCCTCCTGTATGGCCTCGCCTATGTCGAGGAAGGGCAGCTGTTGAACGGTGACGGCACTGGCCAAAACCTGCATGGGATCATCCCGCAGGCCACCGCCTATGCCGCCGCGTTCACGCCCTCGGCGGCGACCGCGATCGACACGCTGCGACTCGCACAGTTGCAGGCGGCGCTGGCCGAGTATCCGGCCACCGGCCATGTCATGCACCCGACCGATTGGGCGCGGATCGAACTGACCAAGGATACGACCGGCCGGTACATCATCGGCGTCCCGCAGGGGACCATCGGCCCGACTCTGTGGGGCCTGCCGGTCGTCGCCACTCAGGCGATCGCGGTTGACAAGTTCCTGACCGGCGCATTCCGGCTCGGGGCTCAGCTGTTCGATCGCTGGGACGCCCGCGTCGAGACCGGGTTCGTCAATGACGACTTCATTAAGAACCTCGTCACGATCCTCGCCGAGGAACGCTTGGCGCTGGCCGTCTATCGGCCGGAAGCGTTCATTTATGGCGACCTTGGCTTTGTAGCCTGATCGATAGGGGCGGCTTTCGGGCCGCCCTTTTCCTTGCCTTGAAAGGGAGTAACCACCATGGCCGAGTTTGTCGTGAAGCGGCAGCATCTTGGCGACCGTATGTATTTGCCGGGCGATACCCGCCAGGCGGCAGAAAGCGAGGTCGCGCATCTGATCAGGAACGGCGTCCTGCAAAAGGAAAAAGCGCCAAAGCCGGAAAAGGGAAAAGCTGAAACAGGCGCCCCGGCGAACAAGGCGGAAGGCGCGGCTCCGAAGAACAAGGGTGCATGAGCATGCTCGTTTCAAAGCATCGCCCGGTGCTCGTCACGCCGCCGGCTGCCTCGCCGGTCAGCCTCGCCGATGTCAAGAAAGCCCTCCATGTTCAGCACGGCGAGGACGACGCCCGGCTCCAAGACGAGATAGACGCAGCCGTTGCGCACTATGAGGGGCCGGATGGCATTCTCGGCGGCGTTATCCTTTCCGAGCAGCAATGGCGGCAGGATTTCGATCGGGTCGAGCAGAAAATGCTCCTGCCGCTGCGCCCGGTCGGCGATATCGTCAAGGTCATCTGGAAAGACGAGGACGGCACGGAGTCGACCATCGGCGACACCAATTATGCGCTTCTGACCGACGCGGGCGGCCGGTCTTATCTCCGCTTCCACGATTCCTATGAATTGCCGAACTATCTCTATGAGGTCGCCGGGGCGTCGGTCGAGTTTGCCACCGGCTATGAGACCGTTCCGGCCGACATCAAGACCGCCGTCATCGTCCGCGTGCAATTGCAATACGACGAGGCGGCCTCGGCGAATGGCCAGAACCTTGAGCGGATCGAGGCAAATCTGATCCGCAAGTATCGCCGACCGGGGATCGCCTGATGGCTATCGCGGCCGGCGATCTGCGCGAAACGATCATCATCGAGCGCGCCAGCTACGTGCCGAACGAATTCAACGAGCCGGTTGAAACGTGGGCGCCCTATGTCAGCCGGCGCGCTCGGCGCGAGGATTCGGGATCGGGCGAGAAAGAGGCGGCCGGTCAGGTCGGCGCCTTCCTGATGGCGCGCTTTGCGATCCGCCGCGACGCCCTTGTCGATGGCATCAAGCCCACCGATAGCATCTCCTATGATGGCGCCCATTGGAACATCAAGGAGATGAAGCAACTCCGCGAGAACACGCGCTATCTCGAAATCACCGCAGTAAAGGACTTGGGTTGATGGCTGGCGTTCGGGTCTCGATCGAAGGGCTGAAACAGCTGGACCAAGCCCTTGCGGAATTGCCGAAAGCGACCGGCAAGGCGGTTCTGCGCCGCACGCTGATCAAGGCCGGCGAGCCGCTGGCCGATGATATGCGCGCCAAGGCGCCCGACGATCCGCAGACCGGCGGCAACGATCTGCGAAGCTCCATCGGCGTCGGAACAAAGCTGTCCAAGCGGCAGGCGAAACTGCATCGCAAGGCATCCAAGAACGACAAGGCGAGCGCCGAGGTTTTCGTCGGCGCCGGGCCGGTACCGCACGCGCATCTGCAAGAATTCGGCACCTGGCGCCATGGGCCGCAACCTTTCGCGCGCCCGGCTTGGGATGCCGGCAAAAATCAGGTCCTCGATACCATCAAGGACGAACTCGCCGTCCAGATCACCAAGGCGGCGCAGCGGCTTGCGCGCAAGGCGGCAAGGCTGGCGGCAAAGGGCTAAATCCGAAATGGAAGAAGCGATCACGGCGCTCCTGTCCGGCGTGGCAGGCGGGCGGCGGTTCTGGACGCGCGCGCCCCAAAAGCAGGCGGACGGCTCGCCCGTGCCGCGCCCCTATGTCGTGCTGTTCCGCATCGATGGCGTGCCCTCCTACCATTATCGGGGCCGCGACCTGATCTCATCGCGCATTCAGGCGAATTGCTACAGCGACACATTCACGTCCGCCAAGCAGACGGCCCGCGCCCTGATCGCCGCCGTCGAGGGCCATAGCGCCGGGATCATTCAGGGAATCTTCATCGAGGACGCCGGCCGCGATGTGACCGCCTCCGATCCCGGAGAGGTCACGCCGCTGTTCGCGATCGCCGTGGAATTCACGGTCATTCACTCCGCCTAAACCACCCCAAGGAGCGTCGTCATGGCTACTGCCGCTGCAATCGGCTGGTCCACCACCTATGAGATTTGGGATGCCAGCCTTACCACTCCCGCCTTTGCTATGGTCGCGGAGGTCAATTCCGTCACGCCCGGCGCCGCCGAGGTCGATCGGATCGACGCCACGCATATGCAAAGCCCGAACCGGCGCCGCGAATATATCGCCGGCCTGATCGACAACGGCGAGGCATCTTTCGAGATGAATTTCGTACCCGGCAGCGCGAGCGACGTGCTGATCCGAGGCCTTCTCGATAGCGGCGCCTCGGTCCAGCACCGCATCACTTTCCCGAATGGCCACCGGGTCACCTATAACGCGGTCATCACCGGGTACGAGAAAGAAATCCCGGTCGATGACAAGATGACCGCGACCGTGACCGTGGCGGTATCCGGGGCCGAAACTTGGGATGAGGCGGCACCCTGATGGCTAATCCACATCGTGGCTCCGTCGCCTTCAACGTCGGCGACCGGGCCTATACCCTATCGTTCTCGATCAACGCGATTTGCGAGCTTGAGGAGCTTCTCGGCCAGCCGGTCCCGCAGATCGCCGCCACCCTCAACAAGCCCGAGGATATCCGCATGACGACCGTCCGCGCGCTGATCTGGGCGGCGCTGCGCGACTATCACGAGGAAGTCGATCTGAAAGAGGCCGGCGCCATCGCCAGCGAAGCCGGCATGCCGGCTGTCATGGAGGCGATCGGCCGCGCCTTTCAGCTTGCGTTCCCGGAGGCGGCCGAAAACGCAAACCCTCGGAAAGCCCCGGCGCGCAAACCGGGGCGGGCGGCCTGAATCCGGTCGATCTGTTGCGGACATGGGTTGAAAGCGGTCAGGACCCCGCGCGGTTCTGGCGGCTTACCGTCCGGGAAATCACCATCGTCCTTGAGGGCTGCGCCAATCGGCTGAAACGCCAGCACAACGAGCGGGCGTGGCTGGCTTGGCATATCGAGGCGCTCGCCCGCCAGACGCGACTCCCGAAATTGAAAACGCTTCTCCACGGCGCCGCCGGCAAGCGTCGCATGTCGCCCGAGAAAATCGAGGCGGTGGCGCGCACGTGGCTCGCCTCAAGGCAGAGGAAAAATCATGACATCAGCGGTCATCGGCGCCCTCCGGGTTAATCTCGGACTTGATAGCGCCGCCTTTCAGGATGGATTGAAAAAGGCGCAGTCCGGGCTATCGCGCTTCGGCTCGATGGCAAAGACCGGGCTTATGGCCGGGGCCGCCGCTGCCGCCGCCGGCTTGGCCGCATTCGGCGTCTCGGTAAAGGGAGCGATCGACGCCGCCGACGACATGTCGAAAATGGCTCAGAAGATCGGCATTCCGATCGAGGAGCTTTCGCGGCTGAAATATGTCGCCGATCTGTCGGGCGTCTCGATGCAGACGCTTGCCACCGGGGTTCGCAAGCTCTCCGTCAATATGACCGACGCGCTGGCCAAGCCCACCAGCGAAGTCGCGGCGGCCTTCCAGAAGCTCGGCATCGAGTTGACCAACGCTGACGGCTCCATGCGGTCGTCGCAAGAAGTGCTCATTCAGCTGTCCGATAAATTCGCGGCCATGCCGGATGGCGCGGAGAAAACCGCGCTGGCGATGAAGCTCCTCGGCAAATCCGGCGCCGAAATGATTCCGCTGCTGAATGGCGGCTCGGCGGCCTTGAGCCAGATGATGGCCGAGGCCGACTCCTTCGGGCAGGTTTTCACGAAGGAAATGGGCGCCAACGCCGAGGCCTTCAATGACAATATCTCGCGGCTGACCGGCGTCATCGGCAATCTCGCCGCGCGGGTGGCGACCCAACTCCTGCCGCATATGGTCGCCTTCTCCGAATGGCTCGTCCAAAACGCCCCGGCAATCGCCAACTTCGCCGTCAAGATGGTGGAATTCGGCGCGGGGGTCGCCAAGCTCGGTATGGCGATTGGCCAGCTTGCGCAGGACATTACCGCGCTGGTGACGGGCGCATGGGCGGAATTCGAGGCGGCTTGGAACCGCATCATCGAGAAGCGCAATCAGCTTGTCGCCGCGATGCAGTCATTCGGGCAGGAGGTCATCGCGGCCTTTATGGCGCTGCCCGCGCGCATGGCGGAGGTCGGCGGGCAGATCATTGACGGGCTCTGGAATGCCATCAAAGCGCGGTGGGAGGTGGTCAAGGCCGGCCTCGCCGCGTTCGGGCACGAAATCGTCGCCGCCTTTCAGGCGATCCCCGGCCAAATGGCCGCGATCGGTGGCCAGATCATCGACGGCCTCTGGAACGGCATTCAGGCAAAATGGAATGAGGTCAAAGGCGGCCTCGCGACGATCGGCCACAACATCATCGATTTCGTGAAGAACCCGCTGCAAGTCCAGTCGCCGTCGCGAGTCATGCATGAGATCGGCGGCTTCATCATGCAGGGCCTCGCCAACGGCATCATGGGCAGCCAGCCGATGGCGATCACCGCCGCGCAAGAATCCGCCGGGGCGATAACCGGCGCCTTCAATGGCGTGCAGCAGATCGGCGGCACGATTTCCGGGATGCTTACCAGCGCGTTCCAGGGCCTTATAGACGGCTCCAAGAAGGTCAAGGACGTGATCAAAGACCTTCTCGGCCAGCTGGCGCAAATGTGGATGAATCAAGCCTTCCAAACCCTGTTCGGCGGCGGCATGGGAGGCGGCAGCGATCCATGGGCCGGCCTCCGCTCTGTAGGCGGTGGCGGCGGCGGCGGAATCTTTGGCTTGATCGGCAGTCTGCTCGGCTTTGCCAATGGCGGCTCGTTCAAGGTCGGCGGGGCCGGCGGGGCCGATAGCCAGATTGTCGCCTTCCGCGCCTCGCCGAATGAGCGCGTCAGCGTCACCAAGCCGGGGCAGGAGACGCGGCACGGCGCCCCGGTCGCGGTTCAGGTCGGCGTGACCGTCGATGATGACGGCCGGATTCGCGCCTATGTGACCGACATGGGCTCCAAGGCGGCGCAGACCGGCGCGGCAATGGCTGTGCGGCAGGTCAAGTCCAGCATGCCGCAGCTGATCGCAAACGCGCAATCGCGGTCCATGTGATCATGACGCTACGTTGGCCGCTCGATATCTTGCCGCCGCGCGAGATTGTCGCCGATATCGCCCCGCGATCCATGGCCGCCCCGGCCGCCGTGTCCGGGGTCCAGCAAGTCGTCGCGTCCGACGCTGGCCTCTGGAAAGTCGCCTTCGGCGGCATCCCGGTTGTCAATGGCAATGCGGTGCTGACGTGGCGGGCGATCGCGGCCACGCTTGAGGGCCGCATCCAGCCGATCCTCGTCCCGCTTTCGCACTGGTATCAGCCGGAGCCGCCCAATGCGGAGGCCCTCGGGCTGTGGGAGCCGGTGGGGCATTCCGACAATACCCGCTTTACCGATGGCACCGGCTATCAGGGCTCGGTCAATGACGTGCGCCTTCTTTCGGCCGTCGCATCGCGGGCGGTCTCGGCGACGTTCAACGTCGTTGCGGCCGGCGCCAAGATGCAGCCCGGCCAAATCTTTTCGCTCGGCGAGCGGCTTTATCGGCTGCGCACCGTCACTTGGACATCGGCCACGGTCGCGGCGGTGACATTCCGGCCGCCGGCCCGCGAGGCCGCTGTCGCCGGCCAGCGGGTGGAGCTTGATGATCCAGTCTGCCGGATGCGCCTTGCGTCCGACGCCGAAATGGACTTGCCGCTGGATTATGGCCGCTGGTCCTTCCCCACCGTCAATTTCATCGAGGATGTTTGATGTCGTCGTTTTTCAGCGCCGACCAGATCGAGGCAATGAGCGGCGCCGTTGTGCGCTGCGACTTGCTGGTCGAGATGGCGTTCCGATCGGAAACGATTCGGGTCTGGAATGGCAATACCGAGCTTATGGCCGGCGGCAGGAAATGGCTCCCGATGTATGGCTATGGCATCGTGGACGGCCTTTCCATGCCCACCTCGGCCGTCTCCGAATCCATCACGCTACAGCTGAACGGCCTGCCAAATCAGGCGGCCGATTTTCTGAAAGTCGCGATTGATGAAACGCCCGAGGTCGATCAGCAGACCGTCACCGTTTTCATCCAGCTATTCAACGAGGATTGGCAACCGTATGGGGTCCCGGCGCCGATCTGGTGGGGCTACATGCAGCCGCCCCGCATTTCCCGGACCCAAGTCCGCGACCTTGAAGGCGCGGTTCAGACAATCACGCTGACGGCCGAGAATGCTTTCTTCGGTCGATCGCGCCCGCCCTTCGGCCGCTACACGGATCGCGACCAGCAGAACCGCTCGCCTGGCGACCGCTTTTTCCAGTTCACGGCCAGCCTCGTCTACAAATCATTCCGCTACCCGGATTACTGATGACGGTTGATGAATTCCTCGCGGCCGAGCTTTCCCGGCCGTTTTCATGGGGCAAGAGCGATTGCGCCGCCATGGCCGATCGCTGGGTGCAGGCCGTCGCCGGCTTTTCCCCTATGGACCTTTTCGGCCGCCGCCATAGCGACGAGGCCGAGGCGCTGGAATGGCTGCGCGAGCCCGGCAGCATTGCCGTGGCCGTCAATCGCGTGATGCGCGCCGCTGGCTTCAAGAAAACCGCCGAGCCACGGATTGGCGACGTGGGCCTTGTCTTCCATGAGGGCCGGCTTTGCGTCGCGATCCTCGCCGGGCCGGTTTGGGTCTGCCGCGATGAGGCTGGCCTGATCGGTGTGCATCCGGCCGGGCTCTGGAAGGCTTGGAGGATCGAATGCCTGCGGCGGTAGTGGGCATTATCGGGGCGATCGGCGCCGCCGTATCCGGGATCGCCTCCACCGTCGCCGGATTGTTCGGGGCGATCGGCTCTACGGCGATCGGCACCGCCTTGCTGAAACTCGGTCTCTCCATCGGCCTGTCCTATCTGGTCAGTGCCTTTAACAAGCCGAAGCAACCGAAGCCCGAGGATGTGCAGCAATCGTTCCGGCAGGCGACCGCGCCGAGGGTTCGCCATTACGGCCGGGCGAAAGCCTCCGGGACATGGGTCTTTGCCGAGGCCAAGGGCGGCCATTTCCACAAGGTCATTGCGATCGGGCAGGGCGAAATTGATGCGATTGAGGAATATTGGATTGATGACAAGCAGGTCACGCCCGATGCCGTGACCGGCAAGACCGGGACGAATGTTCGGCTCCGCGCCCGCACCGGCAAGCCGACCGAGACCCACTATGACGAGCTTGCCGCCGTCTTCCCCGAAAGCTGGACCGCCGAGCATCGCGGCGACGGCGTGGCGTCGGTTTTCGTCACGCAATACGCGGTCGAGCAGAAAAACTACCTCCGCAATTTCCCGAACGGCATCAACACCACCGTCCGCCTCGTCTTCCGGGGCGCACGGGTCAAAAATCCGATGACCGGCGCGACCGCATGGAGCGACAACGCCGCTGCGGTGATCCGGGATTACATGACGCATCAGGACGGCATGCGACTCCCGGAGAAGTTCGTCGCCACGGCCAAGGCACACGCCGGCTGGCGAACGGCCTTCACGCGCGCGGCGGAAACGGTGCCGCTCAAGGGCGGATTGTCCGAGCCGCGCTACCGTCTGTGGGGCTCCTATCAGATGGACGAGCGGCCGGCCGACGTGCTGAGCCGCATGCTGGCCGCCTGCGATGGCCGGTTGGTGCCGACCGCTGATGGCGGCCTGACGCTGGATATCGGGGCGTGGGCCGAGCCGGCCGTGGTCATCGATAGCGACGCAATCACCGGATTCTCCGAGCTTGGCCGTGGCCGCGACATCCTCACGACCGCAAACACCGTCCGCGCCACATTTCTCGATCCCTCGCAGGATTATCAGGCCGCCGACGCCGATCCGTGGGTCGATGCCGAGGACGTGTCCGTCCGGGGCGAGATCGAGCAGGACATTCAACTGAATATGGCGCCAAGCCATAGCCAAGCCCGGCGGCTGATGAAGCTGGCGGCATGGCGGGCGAACCCGGCATGGATTGCCACCTTCCAATGCAACCTGCGCGGCCTTGCCGCTTTCGGCGAGCGGTTCGTGCGGATCAATTATCCGCTGCTCGGCATCAATTCCGTCTTCGAGGTGGACGATTTCCGCTTTGTCATCGATGAGGGCGGCCTTCTGGCCGGCGTCACCATTCAGGTGCACTCGATGCCGGCCACCGCCTATTCATGGGACCCGGATCAGGAACAGGGCAACGCGCCGGTATCCGAGAACTCCGAGACCGACGACGAAATTCCGGTGCCCGATCCGCCGGCCGTGACCTTTGTCGGCATGACCGCCGAGCTTTCCTTTGAGCCCTCGCCGTCGCCGATCCTGAATATTGAGGCGCGCTGGAAGCGAACCAACCAGAGCACGTGGACGGAGTCCGGGGTGCTGGCCAATACCGCGTCCACCTTCACGACCCCGGCGCTGCAAGAGAATGTCGAATATGAATTCCAGCTTCGCTATGTGACCGAGCGCGGCTTGGAGGGCACTTGGTCGGTGAGTGCGCTGGGCACGCTAAGCGGCGATCCGGCGGCGCTCGACTCCTTTACAGCTGTCGGCGGGTTGGGCCGAGCCACGCTGAATTTCGATACCGCGACCGTGGACGGCAATCTCAACACCATTGCCATCTACCGCGTGCCGTTCGGCGAAGCGCTGAACAAGACGACGCACTTCCTTACCCGGATATCCGCCGCGCCGAACGACACGATATCGCTGACCGATGGCGACGCGACGCGCACCAATCTGCTCACCAATCCGGGATTTTCGAGCGACGTGGGCTGGACGACGACCGCCGGGTGGGCAATCGCCAACGGCAAGGCAAGCCATGCGCTCGGCGTCTACGGCGGCATTTCTCAGGCGGTCACGCTGGCGGCGGGCACCGTCTATCGCATCGCCTATACCATCCTCGATTACGACGCCGGGGCGCTCCAAACCCGCCTGACCGGCGGCACTTCGGCCGATGGGGAGTGGATTTGGGGCAATGAGCGGAAATTGCTCAAGCTGACCGCCGCCAGCGGAAACACTGCATTCCAGGTGGACGCATCCACCGACTGCGGCGCCTCAATCGATGACGCCGTGATCTTCGCGGAAACAGGCACCTGCGCGCCGCAGGGCGTGTGGAATTACTACGCGATCCCGGAAAGCGCGGCGCTTGTCGAGGGGCCGCCATCCGGCCCGGTGACCGCAACAATCATCTGACAAGGGAGAAAACGAATGGCTACGGCAAATGAAATCTGGCGCGATTTCAATGTGGACGGCGTTCCGTCTTCCGGTCCCTATGATCCCGAAAAATCGCTGATCCGCGAGTGGGGCATGGAGCGGGTGGGTTCCACCGCCGTCTCCACGATCGTCAAACTGACGCAGGCGCAATACAATGCGCTCGGCACCAAGGACGCCAACACGCTCTATATCATCGTCGGCTAGGCCCACCCCATGTATGTCGGAACCGGCAAGGTCGCCGCCCTCCATGTGGGCAGCGATCTGATCAGCCGCGCCTATCTTGGCGATGAGATTGTTTATCCGCCGGGCTCCTATCCGCTCGGGTCCCTCTCGACCTTGGCATGGTGGCGCGCCGATGATGCCTCATCGCTTACACTTGTCGGCGGCAAGGTTTCGCAATGGCGCGACCAGATCGCCGGCCACGCCATGGCGCAGGGCACTGACGCCCGCCGGCCGGTCTATTCGGCTACCAGCTTTGCCGCATCGCCGGGCGTCACGTTCTCATCGTCCGGTCAGACTTATCTTTCGATGAGCACCTCGCCATGGCCGATCGAGGGTGATGAAGGCGCGGTGTTGATCGTCTGCGATCAGCTTTCGCCCGCCAGCGCGACCGTGCCGAAGACTCTCTTTTCCTATGGCAGCACCGCTTTCACGCAACGCAAGGTCCAGCGCCTTGTCGTCGCGGGCGTCAATCGCGCGGCGGCGGATATCGGCAACACCTTTTCGACTTATCCGATTTATGAAGGCACGCAGAACTTTTCCGGCATCCATGCTGTCACCGCCTTTTTCGGTGATGTGAATACGACCGTGGCCATCGAGGAAGAATTTGCTGGCGTCAACACGCTGGCTTTGCGCACCGAGGCGGGGCGGACCCGGATCGGCGCCGATGCCTTGGCGGCGCCCACCGAATATTGCGACTGCATTATCCGGGATGTCGTCATTGTCGATACCACCACCATGAAGCCGGGCGAGTTTGACCGCTTCGTTTATTGGGCGATCGGCAGGAGGACTCCCTCGTGATCAACCTTGGCAGCACTGAAATCGCCGATCTCCGCGTCGGCGCGAGTCAAGTCGCCCGCGTCTATCTTGGCGAAGTCATCATCTGGCAACCGAACTTCGACTCGCTGCCTGCCGCGATTTATTTCTCGGCCGCCGGCAATGATGATACCGGCGCCGGGACGCAGGCCAGCCCGTTTAAGACGCTCAAGATGGCGAACGCCGTAGCGAGGGCCGGCAAGACGCTCTATTTTCGGGGCGGCGATACCTTTACCGGCACGCTGCTTGCCCGGCCGGGCTGCATCTATAATTCCTATGGCACCGGAAAGGCGACGATCAGTTCGGGCAACTCCGAGGCGGTCTTGCTGGACAATGCCGATAGCGCCCAAGTCCGCCGGCTGATCGCGCAAGGATCGGGCACGACGGTCAACGGCACCCACGGCATCCGGGCAATCAATAGCCATGCCGAGGGCATTCAGGTTGATGACGTGGTGATCGATAGTTGCGAGGTGCGCGGCTATGGCCGCAACGGCATCTTCGCGACGGTCGCCAATTATCCTTCCGGGATGACCGGACTCGAGATCACCAACAACATCGTGGAGGATTGCACCGGGAACGATGTCCGGGGCCATACCGGCGGGATCATCGTCGCGGCCGAGGAGGCGGATTTTTGGGGGCTGGCCACCTATCCCGCATCGCACCGGGATGTCGTCGTCACCGGCAACACCGTCCGTCGCTGCAAGGGCAAGCGGGACGCGCCCAACCATGTTGGCTCCGGGATCATCGTCGCGCAGACCGAGGGCGCGCTTGTCGAAAGCAACCTCGCCGAGGATTGCGGAGAAAATTCCACCAATAACGCCGGCCCGGTCGGCATATGGGCGTGGGATGCGATCGGCGTCGTCATCCGCAAGAACACGACTTTGCGGCAACGCTCGGCCCGATCCGATGGCGGCGGCTTCGATCTGGACGGCGGCTGCAAGAATTGCGTTCTCGAATACAATTTCTCGATGGGATGCACCGGCCCCGGTATCATCATTTTCTCCTTTGATGATACAGCCTATCCGAACAAGCTCCTCGATTATTCCGGCAACACCGCCCGCTATAACCTGTCGGTGCGCGATGGCCAGACCGTCCGGTCGGAGTTCGGAATGTTCATCGGCACCATGCGGCCGGTCGGCTCCGATTTCCAGAACATCCGCGTCTACAATAATACGATCGTCACCGATACGGTCGGGGCGTTCTCGCCGACATGCCTTTCAATCCAGACGTTCGGCGGCGTCGATTTCAGCCATGCGACCGGCGTCATCGCCAACAATATCTTTCTCCAGAAAGGCGCCGGGCTGCTGTGCGACGTGCGGACGACGGCGATGCAAATCCACGGCAATTGCTTCCACTCCGTCCAGGGCACCGCGATGCGGGCGTTCGGCTTTGATTGGGATACCGTCGATCAATGGATTTCGGCGTCGGGCAATAAGGAATTCCTGCACGGCACGCACACCATCTTTGTCGATAACCCGCAGCTGGTGAATGATTCTGGAAGCACCCCGGCGGATTTCCGGCCGGCCAATAGCTCGCCGCTCTATGGCGTCGGGATGGACATCAACGCGGAATTCGGCATTGCCCGCCCGACCGAGGATTTCCTCGGCAACGCGCTTCCGGCGACGCAACGGTTCTTTACGCCCGGCGCAATGGAGCCAGCCACGCCGCTGCCCAACCTGCTGACATCGCCGAACGTCCTCAACACCGGATGGGAGCTTAACAACATCGACCTGATTTCCGGCCAGCCCGGCATGTTCGGCGGCACCTCGGCGCAGCTGATCAGGATCGATGACGACGGCGCGGCGGTGGGGCAAACCCGCTCATTCGCATCAGGCACCGAGAAGATTTTCCGGCGCGGCGGCTTCGTCAAGCCCGCCGCCGATGTGATCGACGCGGTGATCGGCAACCGCCGGCCCGACATCAACGACTATTGGTGGACATGGTTCGATATCGTCGCGGGCGAATTGGATAATGCCGAAGCATGGGGCGCCTATCTGCAATCCGTGCCGCGCTTCCGAATGCAAAAGCGGCCGAACGGCTTCTGGCTGATCATGCATGAAATGAAAATCCCGAGCACTTGGACCAACGATAAGTTTTGGGCACAGCCCTCGCTCCCGTTCCCGGTCAGGGGCGGGCTTGAGGCAAGCGGCCAGCGCGGCCTCATCCACGACGGCTTTTTCGAGTTCCGCGTCGGCTAAAATCCACAATTGGAGAAATCATGGCGACCAGCAGCTTCAAAGCGGCGCTGGCGCGGGTGCTCGTCCATGAGGGCGGGTATGTAAATCATCCGCGCGACCCCGGCGGCGCCACCAATCAGGGCATTATACAGCGGACATATGATGCCTATCGGCGCAGCAAGAAATTGCAGCCGCGCTCGGTCCAGAAGCTAACCGCGCCCGAGCGCGACGCGATCTATCGCCGCCAGTATTGGGACGCGATCAAGGGCGACAAGCTGCCGGTGGGCGTTGACTACGTCGTGTTCGACGGCGCGGTGAATTCCGGCCCGAAGCAATCCATCAAGTGGCTACAGCGCGCGCTCGGCTCGGCCTATCGCGGCCAGATCGACGGCGTGATCGGGCTGGCCACTTTCGCCGCGCTTGGCGCCGTCGAGGATCACGACGCGCTGATCGACCGGATTTGCGATCGGCGCATGGCTTTCCTCAAGGCGCTCGATACTTGGCCGGACTTTGCCGGCGGCTGGACGAGGCGAGTCCAGAACGTGCGGGCGATCGGCAAGGCCGAAGCCACCGGGGCCGAGGAAGTCGCCGCCGTCCATATCTCCGGGGCCGAAACAAAGGCGCTGATCGAGGACGCCCGCAAGGCGCCTTCGCCAGCACCCGCCGATGCGGCGACCGGCGGCGGGATCGGGGCGGGCGGCATCGCCGGCACGTTGCAAACCCTTCAGGATCAGCTGACGCCGTTCAGTTCGGCCGGCGATTGGATCACCACGACGGTCGCCGTGCTCGCCATCGGCGGCGCCGCGCTTGCGGCCGGCGGGATCGCCTATCGCTGGTATGCGAAGCGCCGCGCGGCACAGCTGGCCGACGCCCTCGATGCGGTGCCGGCATGATCGCTTTGCTTACCGGCCCATGGGGAAAGTGGATCGGCGTCGCGGCGATCGCCGTCGCGCTATTCGGCGTCGGCTATTGGAAAGGCCGCGCCGATATCCGCGCCGATCAGCTGAAAGACACCATCCGCGCAATCGAGAAAAGGGAGCGGATTGATGAACGGATTCAAGGCTTGGACGGCATTGCTCTTTGCAACGAGCTTCTTGGCGGCGGGGTGCACGACGAATGCCAGCAATTGCGCGGGGTGGAGGAAGATACCCGTCACCCCGGCCGGCGCCGTTAAGCTGGCCAGCGATCCCGATCTAGTTCCAACCGGCCAAGGCGTTGCCAGCACCAACGCTTTCGGGCGCGCGCAGAAGTGCTGGAAATAGGAGGCCGCAATGATTGAGGCACTGATTGCCTTGGCGATCACGATTCTCGTCGTCGGGCTGATCGCCGGGCTAATAATTTTCCTGATCCGGCGGGCGCCATTCATCCCCGCGCCTGTCGGCCAATGGGTCGAATATGTCGTGATCGTCATCGCCGTTTTGTTTATCCTGTTGCGGGCGCTGCCGCTATTGGGAGTCAGCGTGTGATGACCTTCGAAGTCGATACCCGGACGATCAATATCAACACGGTGGTTTCGGTCGCCGGGTTCCTCGCCACGTTCGTCTTTATCGGCATCGCATGGGGCGCCTCGCAAGCGGCGCTGTCCGATCTGGAGGAATGGCGCATTCAGCATGAAGGCGTTCATCGCGATTTGCAGGCCAGCGTGCGCTCGCATGATGCAGTGGTGGACCAACAGATTTCGACCCTTCGCGCCAACCTCGCCAAGCTGGACCAGATCGAATACCGCATTACGGCGAACGAAAAAGGCATTGAGGCACTGGACACCCGGATTGGCCGGATTACCGAGAGCTACAGCAATCAGTTCTCCGATTTCCGCAATCAGCTGTCATCGATATCGACGCAGATCGCGTTGACCAATCAGACCCTCCAGCGGATCGAGGCGGCGACGCCGGCCGCCCCTCGCTGA